TCGTTCAGATCGACACCAGTGGTCGGGCTGTTGTAGTTCTGGCCGCCGCCAACCAGCGGGTGGCCAACGCGGGTACCAGAGCTGTTCACGCCGAACAGGGACACGCCGTCACCGCCAAGGTAGTTCTGGCTGAAACCGTTGTTCAGAACGGAAGCAGCTTTCACTTGCTTGGTGTAGGCCATGGCGCGGGCCAGAGCCTTGGTGTAACGAGCAGACAGGCTGTCGTACAGGTTGTCTTCCACAGCTTCCTCGGTGATCGAGAAACCCAGAGCGATGGTCTCGTGGGTGTAGCGAGCGGTGAAAGCTTCCTGAGCGTTGTCATAGGCGATCGCGGAACCTTCGTTCTTGACCGGAGCGGCACCGAAGCCAGACAGCTTCGTTTCCTCTTCAAAGCTACGCTCCGATTTCTCGGTTTCGTAGATTTCCTTGTGCTCTTCGCCGTAACGGGCGTACTCCATGCCGAACAGGGCATTGAGGCCGGGCAGGAGTTCTTTCAGTAGTTGGGCACGAGAAATAGCCATTTTGCATTACTCCTTAGATGCCGACGGCGTTGGTATAGGCGTGGGCGCCGGGGTTGAACTTGACCAGCACTTCAGTGTAGGTATCGGTCAGCGGAGAAGCGAAACCGATGATCTTGAAGGCGGCAGCCGTGGTGACAACAGTCGACTCCAGAGCGCTGGTGGAGTTGCCAGTCTGGGTGGAACCAGTGCTGGAGCTCTGAGCAGCTGCGAAGAAGGTGTTGGCGCCGAGAGCGGCTTGGGTGACTTGGCCGTCCAGCTGGGCAGAGAACGTCACGTTCGGGTCGGTGATCACGTAAGCAGTCACCACGCCGGTGGTGCCGGAGGGGTAGTACTGAGAGTAAATCTGCTGACCTTGAGCGTTGATGTACGAGCAGCCAACGAACACGCCCCAAGCGCCAAGGGTATTGCCGCCGAGGTTGTTGGTCGTCAGATCAGCACCAGTGGCGGTCGACAGAGCGATGTAACCGTTGGCGTTGATGATAACGACTTGACCATTGAAGATGTTGGATGCCAGACCTGCGGGATCAATCAGGAACTGGCTCGTAGCGCCGGCGTAGGGGAGGCCGTCGTTACGGTTTACGGCGCGTAGGCCGTAGGGAGAGTTTGTCATCGACATTTAAAGACTCCTTGTTACTTTGAACCTGAACCAAAGCCCCCACGGCTGCTCGTCGACTTGCGTTCGGCAAACAGCGGCATGCGGGGGTCATTGTTTCGCATGAAGTTGTTGTCCACGGACTCCATCTGGGCCTTCGCTTGCTTGGCATAGTACTCGTCACGGGACTGCGCCAGTTCTCGGGGCATCTTGCAGAGCATGAGGCCACCAATCTCGACGTTCCCGGTCTTTTCGTTGCCTTGCAGCATCAGTTCCGGATGGTCTGCCGCCTTCACCGGTTCCCACCCTTCACGCATCTTTTTGGACACGTTGGTCGGGTCGGACTGACCAAGAATGTGGGTCGCAATCCAGCGATACACATACCCGGGTTCAGGTGTCGGATCGGGCAATGCACTCGAAGGTACGTAGACGCTACGAGCACTTTTTTCGCGTGACACGAGGTCACGAGGGTTCCGGTTAGTTGTTTCAGCCATTCGATTTCTCCAGTCGAGCTACTTGTTCAGCGTATTGCTGAGGGGTTAAACCAAACTTACTTGCCAACGCCATTTGACGCGGGGTAAGCTGGATTTTCTTGGCACCAGTCGAACGAGTCGCTGGCGCAACCACCGTCGTAGGCCGCTTGGAGCCACCGCCGGATGTCGGCTTGTCTTCAGTCCCGAAAAATTCGCGGAACGTCGACTTCATGCGAGCGTCAATGTGCTCGAAGTAATCATCAGAGCGGGGGTCTACCCCCGAATTTACGAGTTTCTGATGCAGCCCCAAAGCGAAGCTGGTCATATCCTCATGTCCCGGTGAGCCAAACCACTGGTTTTTTGCCTGCCAGCGGAGGGTTTTCTCGTCAAGAGAAGGTCTGACTTCCTGTTGCGGGATTTGTACCTCGTTTTCGTCGACCTGTAAAGGGGTCGGACGGAAATTTTTTGCAGCCTGCACCTTCATCTTGGCTTCAAGCAGGGCTTCCTGGGCCTCGATCACGGCATCCGTGTCAAAAGCCTCGGTTGCAGCCTTGAGCCTGCGCTTGGCTTCCTCAACTTCGCTCTCGGCCAGCTTGGTCTGGGACTCAGCGTACTGCTGGGTGCCGGTGTTGACGTACTCTTTGAGCTTGCGGTTCTCCTCGGCAAAGTGTCGGGCGAGCTTTTCCAGCTCTTCCTTCTCCCGTGCCAGAGCTTCCTTGGCCCGGCGCTCGTCGTGACGTGCGTGGGTCAGCTCCTTGATGCGTTTCTTGACGCCATCGGAGTACTGGTCAATCTCTTCCTCGGTGGGGTCGGCCACCTCGCGGTCCAGCGGCTTGCGGCCACGGTCTTGCTCAGGGGTATCGTCAACAATCTCAACTTCAACGTCATCGGTGGTGCTCACCTCGACCTTGAGTTCGGTGTCGTTGGCATCGTCCTGCTCGTCAGGGAACTTGTATTCAGACATTTCTGCTCCTTTAAGCGCGTGTCAGGCCACGCGGGTCCTCAACAACAGCATCCACCTGATCGTCGTTGATCAGACGGAACTCCTTGCCGAAAATCTTGAATCGGGTGCCCGAGTACGTGCGCACCAGAACGAAGTCACCTTCCTTGCACCATGCACCGGTGGGGAACTTGGCTTGATCTTTGTACGCATCAGGGCCTACCTTGAGCACAAACAGCACGGTTGTGGCGTGCTCCTCCTGCTTCATGAAGGTGTCGGCTTTGACGATCGAGGTGTTCTCGAACGTGTCTGCAACGTCGGGGACGACGCACAGAATTTTCCAGCCGGTGGGCGCAGGCAAGGACTTTGCCTTCTGCTCCGCAGGAATTTGCTCGTCTTGCACATCCTTGGGTTGGATGCGTTCAGGCAGGCTCACGCCCGGGGGCAAAATGAGTTGGGGTTCACTCATCCGATTTCTCCAGTCTTTCAGCAAGGTCTAGTAAATGACGCTCTGCGATGGCAAGACCTTGAATGACGCCGCAGAGTTTTTGGTATTGCTCGAACGACTGGCAGGCCCCTCCCGCCATGTCGTCCGTGTAGTTGTTCATGTCCGTGCGTAACTTCTCGCGCAGTACGCGTGCGAATTCTTGGATCATGTAGATTAGGGTTTACCCTTGGTTGGTTGAGGACGTGCCGCTTGCTCGCGGCTCCGGGCGATGTCGATGCCCATCCGGACACCGTCACGTTCTTGGTCGGCCTCCAGCTTGTCGGCCTTGAATGCAGCGTCGATCTGCATCTGCTTTTCTTTGAGCGCCAGCTCGTCTGCCCGTGCGGCAGCGTCGGCGGCGATTTTCTTCTCCTTGAGCGCCAGCTCCTGAGCCTTGAGCTGCAGCTCTTGCTGTTGCAGCTGCACCACAGGGTCTTGGGCTTGCTGCTGTGCCTGCTGCTGGGCAGCCTGCGCTTGGCTTTCTTGGAGAACTTGCTGTGCGGCTTGGGCCATCATGCCTGAGAGCGCCAGCTCGACCTGCGGCGGCAGCTTCTCGTCCTCGGGCGGCAGGGGCATGCCCAGCTGCTGCTCGATCTTCTGACGGTAGGCGTAGGCCACGTGCTCGGCGATGTGTGCCTGCATGGCCGCCATGATCTGGGGAGCCCGGGGGTTCTGGCCCACCAGCTGCGCAATGATCGGATCCTGCATGGCCGACATGTGCACCTGAATGTGGGCCTCGTGGTCCTGATAGACAAAGGCTTTGAGCGGCTCGCCCTTGAGGGCGGCCATGTTCTCGGAGACCGGATCGCGGGGTTTCTGGTCCTCGGGCAGCGGCACGAGCTTGTCGGCATCCTTGATGCCCAGAACCTCCAGCATGCCACGGTGCAGCTTGGGTAGGTCGTAGATGTCCGGGGCGGTCTGGGACAGCTGGATCACCGCTTGGTACTGCACCACACGCTGGGACAGCGTGGAGGCATTGGGGTCGCTGACCGGGATCACGTCGACGTCGTCGTAGTCGGTCTTCTTGGCCCGGGGGCTGCCCTCGTCGGGCTGGTAGGTGTAGTCCTCGTCCGTGTAGTCACGGATCAGGTCACGGATGAGCTGCAGTTCTTCCTTGAGGGCGTAGTGAACCCGGGCTTGCACAGCCGTGAGGACCTTGAGCTGGCGCTCCAGCAGGGCCAGCGTGGTGCCCACCGGCGCCTGAGCAGACATGTCGGCAATCTTCATGTCTGCCGTTGCGGCAAAGCGACGGCCTTCTTCCACGACCGTGTTGAGCAGGTTGTACAGGGTGGCCGACGGCTCCTTGTAGGGCAGCGGCAGGATGTTGTCGCGCAGAGTGCCCGAACCCACATCGGCATCGCGGAACTCGCCTGGGGCGATCGGGGTGTCGTCCCCCTTGATCCGCAGACCCCGGGTCTTGAGGCCCCCGGGCAGGTTGGCCAACGTACCAGCGTCGATCAGCTGACGCATCAGGCTGGTGGCGGAGTTGGCGAACCCACCGATCAGGTGGAACAGGCCGAAGCCGTAAGCGCCAAAACCTGGGATGTACTGGTAGTGCACGAAGTGCTCGCGCTTCAAGCGCAGGGGATCATCCTCCCTCCAGTTGCGACGGATGGCCAGCACGGTGTTCTGGCCACGGATGAATGTCACCACGTACGGCAGCATGATGCCGGTCGGCTCGTCATCGTCGTCCTTGTCGCACAGCGGGTCGCTCTTGATGCACAGGTCAACGTGGCACTCAATCAGGGTGTAGCGGTCGTCGTTGAGGTCCGCAAAACCTGTTTCTTTGTCCTTGGCCTGATTGATGGCGTCGATGTGTTTGTCCGGCGAGCCAATGTCTACGTCGCGGTAGAAGCCTGCCTGCTGGAGCTTCTTGATCTCGTTCTCGGTCTTGCGCATCACGTGCGAGAGCCGGTAGCAAGTCTGGATGTTGGAGGTGCCGTAGGGCAGGATGATGTCTTCTGCCGGGATGAAGATCGACACCTGACGGCCCAGGTTGGGGTCGAAGTAGACCTTCTTGAACGCGCTGCCGGTGGCAGGCAGCGACCACAGCATGCGCTCATGCTCGGGCCGGAACTCCACCATCTCCTCGGTGAGCTGGTAGTTCATGT